CAAATTGAGGAATGTTAGCTAGCCTATCCTCTAAGCCACCAATCTGTTCTTGTAACCCGCTTGGATCAAATTGAGGTATATCACCTAATTGTTGTTGCAATCCTCCAATCTGTTCTTGTAAACCGCTTGGATCAAATTGAGGTATGTTTGCTAATCTATCTTGTAGACCACCTATTTGAGATTGTAAATTACTCGGATCAAACTGAGGCAAATTAGCTAATCTATCTTGTAGACCACCTATTTGAGATTGTAAACCAGATGCATCAAACTGTGGTATTTCTCTACCCTCAAGTGCTTGCAATCTTTTACGCAATGCAGAATCATCAAATTGTCTAAAGTTTGCTAGTCTATCTTGTAGACCACCTATTTGACTTTGCAAGTTGGTAGGATCGAATTGTCTAAAATTTGCGAATTGATCTTGTAAGCCAGCAATACCTTGTTGTAAAGCAGATGGATCAAACTGTGGCACACGTCTCCCCTCTAGCGCTCTTAATCTTCTACGAAGTTCAGAATCATCAAAACTAGGAGGAGGTGGCACAGGTCTGCCAACAGCAATAGGATTTGATATAGGACTTCTACTAGGTCTGCCGATTGGTGCCATAAGCATAGATCTCATATTCATTACACTTTACCTATATCGTTGTATTGCTCAAACATCTTCATAAGTCTATCCATATTTCTTGCGCCCTTTTGTCTGTCAGGTTTACCGCTTGGCATAATTTCTATACCAGTTTCTGATTTTGTGATCTTAAATCCACCTAAACCATTGTTAGCTGCAGATGTCATAACAAATTCTCCATCACTTAACATTGCAGGTATATCATCACTTGTGCCTGTACCTGGGCCTATTGACGGGCCACCCATACGCATATCTAATTCTTGTAATCCACCCATCGCTGCAGGTTTCCTAATACCTAGATCAAAACCCTGAAAAGTTGGTTGTGGCATAAGATCTGGTCTTATTGATTGTCTTATATCTTTTAGTCCACCTTCTTTCTTTTTAAAATCTTCTTTTACAGCTTTGCCATACAATGCAGCTAATGCCATCAGACCAGCGTTATCTGGCATCATGCTACTAATACCGCCTCCCTCTCGCACTGGATCTGACTCTTTGCCTTTTATAAAATCTTCTATAAGACCAATCCCACTTTGCCCTTTAGTACCACCACCGACAAGGTTTCTAAAAAAGCTACCTGATCTTTCAACGTTTACACCTGGAATTGCAACAGTATCACCTATCACCAAGGCATTAGGATCTATACCAGGATTTGCGTCCATAATTTCTTGTAAAGGGACACCTGTGCTTTGTGAAATACTATATAAAGTATCCCCTTGTTGTATGGTTTGTTCAGTTGGCTGTCCGCCACCCATGCCAAAAAGTCCTCCTATTCCACCTCTGACAGCCGCTGCCGTGTCAAGTAAACCTTTACCACCTAATAATTTTGACCCAATACCTGCTTTAATACCTAATTTTGAACCTATTGCACTTAGTCCACTTCCTAAAGCTCCTCCAACTCCAGGTATTAACAAAGCACCTGCAATAGGTGCAACTTTTTTTACTACTTTTTTAAGACTTTTACCCAATTTTTTAAGAAACCCAAACTCAGCCATACCTGTAATTGGATTGATTGACATGCCTTGACCTACAGTATATTCATTCGGATCAAGTCCTACAGCGATCATTTCTTGTTTTATTGTTTCTTGAGTTTCTGGAGATAGCACTGGTGGTACAACCATTTCGCCTGGTGCTACGTGGGCTATCATTGAATCTTCTCCTCTGCCTAATCCTGCTATGCCTTTGCCTGAGTTGTCAATTCTATTCATGCTCAAATTATTCCTCGTTACATGTTAACCAAAATACCAAAAGGTATCTATCTCCTGATTCTACTGCTAGCCCTCTATGCATATGCGTAAAACTAGGAAAAATAAGAGCGTGGCCTGTAGGTAATGGCTCGACTGTACCACGTTTTAAAAACTCAGTTCCGCCACCTTTGTAGTCACCTGTATTTAACGGGACTACCATACTTATGTCGGCACTTGCATCATGATGCCAAGCACCTTGTTTTTTATCCTTTAAATTATAATTAGCTATCTGGATACCGCCCCCGTCTACGTGCCTATTCCAAATATTTAAAAATATAGGATTTCCAATAGTATATATTGTTTGCATTAAAGATTGAAATATTTGTGGACAATTATCTTGAAATGTTATTTCTGGTATTTGTCGCAAATTATCTTCTTCTGGGTTTGGATTGAAGCCAAAATGCGCCTCCAGATGTTTCATTTCATCAAGTAATATTTCACAAAACTTGTCGGAAAAGAAAGGCACGGTATATACGTCTTTCAATGGTTCTTCTATGATTTTGTCTAATGCTGTGGGTTTTGGTGAGTTTGTACCACTTTCTTCATAAAAATCTACAATCGGATTGATTGAGTTTTTAACTGCTTTTAGGGTATCTTTTTGTATGTACCAATCACTTGGATATGTAAGTAAAAGGTTTTTTGGTTGATAGATAAGGTTTTCAGCAGTGTTTATCATAACTCAATCGTAGTAGCACCTGCTATGGTTACTGTTACCTTACCAACAGCAGATGTCATTTCAAAACCTTTTGCTAATGTTCTCTCACCAATATCAACCCATATGTTACCAACATAAACTTGTAGCACGCCAACCGTTGTATTCCAAATAATACTACCATCGTTGAATTGCAATGTATTTTTTTCAGCATCAGATATTTGTCTTATATTGTCGGTATCAACAGCACCCAAGTTAATTTCCAATATTCTTACTAATCTGTTGAAAACATCAGATGTGACCTGCTCAGAGGCAAGTGGCAATTGAGTTTGAAGAATTTTACTCATCGTTTGCCGTCTGGCTTAATATCAATTCTTGTTGCTCCTAGTCGCCACCCAATAGATAAATTACCGTCATTAGGTGCATCGTCATCAGATTCAAAGCGTAGTGCTATTTGTCTTGATCTACTTCTTACAAAGACTTGTTGCGTATTAGCAGATACTGTATTGGTAGAATTAGTAGTTAGTGAATCACCAGGAAAGTTTCTGGTTTTAAGTACTATATTGACATTACCACTATTCACATCTTCAATAAATTTGTAATCAGGTATGATACGTTTCAAAAAACTAAACTGGTCGCCATCGCCAATGTCCAAATCAGAACTTTCTATGAAAACATTTGTCATAGGTGAGCCATCATCATTGAAACCTTTTTCTTGTTGGTAAAGCACAGCGTCACCCACAGCTCGTGGATAATTCTCAATGCCAGAATCTAACCATGCTGTTCTGAGTAGTTGACCATAAAACCAAAGATTTTCAACATAATTATAAATAACATATCTATCTATTTCGTCAGAACCGCTAGAACAATAAAACCAACCAACTTCACTCTTATCTTTGATGGTAAATGCATGTATTTTAAAAGATTGAATGAGGTTTATATCGTTGAAAACATAATTATGCACAGAGCATGGTAATGTTTGTACTGACCCATTATAAGAGTAAAAATTGTTATAACTCATCCAAAACACGCCATTTGGTGCGGTTATGGCACCTTTTGGTGATATTAGACCCGTGCCCTCATTAATTAAGTTGATACCAAATGTGAAAGGTGGCCCTATAAACTGCATACTATAAAGAGCAGTGTCCGTCCAAATTAAAGTCTCTTGCCTTGCTTTAACACCACCAATAATAGATGAGCCACTTGACAATCTTAAAGAACCTGCAGTGTTCGTTGTCAAGGGCTCAAAATCTAACTCATTTTCCTGATCGCTAAATGCTACTAACATTGGATCTATGGTGCCTGTTCGGGTTGATCCAGAAATAGGATCTGCGCCTAAAACAATTAAATGTCTATCTTTTTCTGATGTTAATACTTGTAGTGCTTTTGTTGGTACAACGTTTGCTCCAGAGATAGCTGATAGTTCAACTGCTCTCGTGGTCAGACCACCAGACTCAAGCCATCTGAATATGCCACCATTACGCTGATTTATAATTAAATTTTCGCCAAAGTTATCATGTGTCCATGTTCTTAGCTGGTTTGTATCTGATAAAGCTGACGCTTGACCAAATGCACCAATACCCCAACCATTTAGCCCCCAACCAGTACCAGGTACATATACATCAAGGCCAACATTAACTTGATAGGCACCTACAACACTTGATCCACCATTACCAGTATCAGAGGCATTTGCTGTAACCGTTGTCCCACTTGTGTCCTTTGCTTCTACGGTGTAGCTGTTAGCATTAACAACATTTGCAACTTGATACTCTTGATTAAGTACTGCAGCTGTAATATTGCCACCTAAAGAAGATGCACCACTAAAAGTTACAAAATCATTTTGTACCGCACCGTGTGCTGTGTCTGCGACTGTTATAGTTGCGTCTCCATTTGATGCAGAGAAAGTTACATCACCAGCTGAAGTTGTAGATCTTATTGGTGTTATGTCATTGAAGTTACCACCAGATTCTATGTAGTATTTTAAATGTGAACCTAAGCCTAGATATTTTGTACCCTCTAAGGCAATCCATGGATGTAAAGCTCTTACTGTACCTAAGTATGTGCTATCTGTTAATTTTTCCCAACCTCCAAACTTTTCTGGTCTGCCTTTACGAAAACGTACTAAATTACAATCAAACCAACCCCCCTCATTATCATAGGCAGTACCTTCTCTATTAATACCTGGTTTAAACGTAATTTTTTGTAGTGGCATATTTAAACCTCATGCCATTCTTTACCTTC